TTTGTTGATAAAATAGGTGAAGCAATTAATAAGCTTGATGGTTTCTTCGGAACAGACTTCGGAGGACCGATCACGACTGCATTAGCTGGTCTTGCAGGTGTTATTGGTGGCACGGCTGTTGCAATAAGCGGGGCCGTTGTAGGAATAAAGACCGTAATGGGTAAAGTCTTTGGAGGAATATTAGGGGGTGCTGCTGCTGGCGCAGGGACAGGTGCCGGTGCAGCAGGTGCGGGCGCCGCAGGTGCCGGTGCTGCTAGAGCAGTAGGAGGGATGAGTCGTTTAGCGGGCAGATTATTCTTACCTCTAGCAGGTGCTATGGCGGCATACGATGCCTATCAAGGATTCAACGCCGACGGTGATGCTGATTTCTTAGACCGCCTCGGAAATGCGGGGAGCAGCGCCCTTAGCGGTGCGACGTTTGGTCTACTGGGCACTAGCCCAGAAGAAATGCGAGAAAGAGCGAACCCAGCTACTCCAGCAACACCACCACCAGGAAAAATAGAGCGATTACCACCAGCAGAAACGATTCCTACCGAGGAGCCACAAGCCGCGATAAATACTAGTAATATGACAGAGGTAGAATTGCTGTCGTATATTGCTGAAACATTGACAGGAATCAAACAGCACTCCGGCGACCTGTTGCGACAAGCGAAGAGCAGCGCAGGTGTAGGAATGCCGTACGCATAACAGGATAAATTATGGCTTGGACAAAGTATTTTCGACCGGTAAACTCGACTCTCCCAACACAGAGTTCGAGCATTCAACCAGGGGCAGCAGCGGTATCTCGATTCAGTAGCTGGCTACCTGAGTTCTATCAAGGTCCACCAAATCGTCTCATGCGCTATATGCAGTATGAGCAAATGGATTTAGACCACGAAGTTTGTGCAGCGTTAGACACGATTGCAGACTTTTCAACTCATCTTGATGAGCATAGCGGTCTACCGTTTGAGATTCAGTACAATGATGAAGCAACACCATCCGAGAAAGAAGTATTGACCAGCGCCTTGCGCAACTGGTGCAATCTAAACGAATTTACCAAAAGAATTTTTAGAATCTTCCGCTCAACCCTAATGTACGGTGATCAGATTTTCATTCGTGATCCTGAGACCTACGAACTATATTGGGTTGACCCTTCGACTGTTGACAAGGTGCTTGTGAACGAAAGCGAAGGTAAGAAGATTGAAGTGTATTATATACGTGATCTTGACCTAAACCTTCAAGCAAATGTAGCAACAAATGTCGTCCGTAAGTCGGAGATGGGCTACAATGCACAAGACACGATATTCCCGAACGCACCTTACACGGGCCAAGCAAACTATGCCACTGGGTCTGCAACACCACACATCAGCTCACAAGGTGGGCTCGATTCTACAAGCCAAGCGTTCCCTGTCGACGCGAACCACGTGGTGCATCTTTCCCTGTCAGAAGGTATGAACAATGCCTGGCCCTTTGGCATTAGCGTGCTTGAGTCCGTGTTTAAGGTGTACAAACAAAAAGAATTGCTCGAAGATGCGATTCTTATCTACCGCGTCCATCGTGCTCCAGAGCGTCGTATCTTTAAGATCGACGTAGGCACCATGCCACCGAACAAGGCGGCAGAGTATCTCAACCGCGTTCGTTACGAGGTGCAGCAGAAGCGCATCCCATCGCGAACAGGCGGCGGACAGAGCATCGTGGATAGCGCGTACAACCCTATGTCCATGCTAGAAGATTACTTCTTCGCCGTTACAGCAGATGGAAGAGGGTCTACGGTGGACACGCTGCCAGGCGGCGAAAACCTAGGGCAGATTGACGACCTCAAGTATTTCAACAACAAGATGCTTCGTGGTCTTGGTGTACCGTCCGGCTATCTGCCAACAGGACCGGAAGACGGAACCAACACCTACAATGATGGTCGCGTAGGTGCGGCGATGATTCAGGAGTTCCGTTTTGCTAGAGTATGTCAGCGTTATCAGCGCCTAGTTATTGACCAGCTAAATGAAGAGTTCAAGCTATATCTCAAGTTTAAGGGCATTGAAGTTGACCCGGCTATTTTCGATATTATGTTGCTAGAGCCGCAGAACTTCTCCGAATACCGTCAGATTGAAATTGATTCCTCATACGCAAATCTGTTTAGTCAGGTGAAGGATATCCCTTACATGAGTAAGAGATTCGCTATGAAGCGTTACCTGGGACTGACCGAGGACGAGATTGCTGAGAACGAGCGTATGTGGCGTGAAGAACAAGGCAAGAAGCATCTAACACAAGACGAGGGCGTAAGCGCAGATATGCGCTCCGTCGGCATCAACCCACCACCAGGAGATCTAGATCTCGACTCCGGTGACCTAGGCGGCGAAGAAGACCTAGGCGGAGAAGAAGGTGGCGAAGAAGGCGGCGACCTAGGCGGCGGTGAAGAGCCACCAGAAGCCCAGCTCTAAAAGATAAATAGAAGTATGAGCAGCTTCAAAAAAATCGTACTTGAGAATTATTTTCCAGAAGAAGATCGTTCGGTCTCAAGAGAGAAAGATGACACTCGTCGTCCTCGACTAACCCTACGACACCTAAACAAGCTTCGAAAAATTCGAGAGATGCGCAGGCTAGAGATGGCTGCACATAAAGAGTTCGTTCAAACTATGTATGGGCCGCAAGAAGACGAAGGCGGCGACATGCCGGGCTTTTAGTACGTTTTAATCGACGATTGTCGATTGCTAAATATTTTTAAGGTAAAAATCGTCGATTTTTACCCTATTTCTCCACCATTTCATTAGTAATTCTGTAAATAAAGGTGTAATACTTTACACTTTGCGTAAACCTATTAACTTTTGAAAGGAGAATATAAGATGTCACATCGCCAAAAGCTTGAGCAGGTACTAGACCTTCTCATTAATGAAGAGCATGAGGCAGCTTCTGAACTTCTACACTCCGTAATCGTCGAGAAGGCTCGTACAATGTACGAAGACCTAATCGAAGAAGATTTCGGTGGTGATGAGAAGGCAGACTTCGCAGACGACATCGAAGCCGACAAGGACGAAGTTGAAGACGCCGAGACAGGCGAAGACGACTTTGAAATGGGCGACGACGAGGGCGAAGAAGAAGCTGAAGAAGAGTCCGACGATGATTCGGAAGAAGATGAAGTAGAAGACCGTCTAGAAGACGTTGAAGATGCCCTAGCACAGCTACAGGCAGAGTTCGACCGTCTAATGGGCGATGAAGGCGAAGAAGATTTCGCTGACGAAGGTGAAGAAGAAGGCTTCGGTGACGAGGACTTCGGCGACTTCGGTGGTGAAGAAGGCTTCGGCGGAGAAGAGAGCTTCGAAGAAGAAGACTATGACGACCTAGAAGAAGCAACAAAGCTTCAGGACGAGGTCCCAGCAGTTCCTAATCAGGAAGGCAAGTTTGCCGGTACTGGTAAGAACTCCAAGATCGGCGCAACTGGCAAGGAGAGCATGTTCACAAAGGCTCCTCGCAAGGCTGACCACGGTGGCAAGGCCCACGAGATCGGCAAGGGTGGCGACGAAAGCGGTATGAAGGCTGGACAAGGTAAGGAACACACCCCAAGCGACAATCTCAACGTAGAGCCTAAGAAGAAGGACGCAGGTGAGATGAAGGGTGACGGCAAGCTAGCCGGCACTGGCAAGGGCTCGAAGTTAGGTGCAGTAAACACTAAGAGCACACTAGGCTCGAAGGGTAACCCAACTGGCGAGTAATGATCGCTTCGGTGTGGAGGCAAATTAATGTCTAACAAGCTATATGAATACATGTCGTTCGATAGAGCAGGGATTGTTCTAGAACGAGCCAACGAAGGAAAAGACCTTTTTATGAAGGGCATTTTCATTCAAGGTAATGTAAAGAACCAAAACCAGCGCGTCTATCCTCTAAATGAAATTAATGCGGCAGTAACACACATTAACGAGCGCATTAAGAAGGGAGAGACGGTGCTTGGCGAATTGGATCACCCTGAAGAGCTTTCTATCAACCTAGACAGAGTAAGTCACATTATTCAAGATATGTGGATGGAAGGCAACGATGGTCATGGCAAGCTGAAGATCATAACAACACCAACAGGCAATATTGTTAAGACACTACTAGAAGCTGGCGCCAAGCTAGGTGTAAGCTCGCGTGGTTCCGGAAACGTAGGTAATGATGGTCGTGTAAGCGACTTTGAAATCGTAACGGTGGATATCGTTGCACAACCATCAGCACCAAATGCGTATCCAAAGACTATTTACGAGAGCTTATTCAACATGCGCGGTGGTCAGGTTATGTATGATCTAGCAGCAGACGCCACACACGATGCAGTCGCGCAGAGATATCTCGCAAAAGATATCGTTAAGTTTATCAAAGAACTGAAGAAATAAGGAGAACGACACATGAAAAAGTTCGAAGACATCCTAGCAGAAGGCCTAAACCTCTCGGAAGAGGCGCGGACTTCGATTCAGGAAGCCTGGAACTCCAAGCTTGCTGAAGCAAGGGAAGAACTTACTGCCGAGCTTCGTGAAGAGTTTGCACAAAAGTTCGAACATGATAAGGCTGTAATGATCGAGTCGATGGACAAGTTCCTATCCGACAAGGTCCGCAGCGAAATGTCCGAATTTGCCGCAGACAAGAAGGCACTAGTTGAGGAGAGAGTTAAGTATCGGGCTCGTGTAGCAGAGCACGTCAAGACACTAGAGCGTTTCATTGCTGAGACGCTTGCTAATGAAGTTAAGGAACTTCGTCAGGACCGTGTTAAGATGTCCCGCAATGTACACAAGCTGGAAGATTTCGTACTGAAGCAGCTTGCTGAAGAAGTACGTGAGTTCCATTCCGATAAGAAGGCTCTAGCCGAACAGCGTGTCAAGCTTGTTACAGAAGGCAAGCGTGAACTCGTCGAAACCAAGAAGAAGTTTGTCAAGAAGGCAGCAGCAGTCATCGAAGAGAATATTAACAATGCTCTTCGTTCGGAGATCAAGTCTTTCCGTAAGGATATTATGGAAGCACGAAACAACGACTTCGGTCGTCGCATCTTCGAAGCATTCGCTAGCGAGTACATGACATCGTACCTCAATGAGGGCGGTGAAGTAAGCAAGCTATCGAAGGAGATGAAGGCACTAGCTGCAAAGCTTGACGAGCAGAAGGTTGAACTAGCAAAGCAGAAGCAGCTCAATGAGCAGGCTGAGCTAAAGCTACGCGCAGCTAAGGACCGTCTAACTCGCCAGCATAAGCTGAATGAGCTACTAGGTCCGCTTGGTAAGAAGCAACGGGCAGTAATGGAAGAGTTACTGGAGACAGTAAAGACAGAAAAGCTGGATGAAAGCTACAAGAAGTATCTACCAGCAGTATTAAACGAAAACACACAGAGCAGAGGTCCGGCAAAGAAGGTTCTAGCTGAAGGCGCACGTCGTCCGAAGCAACAGCTTTCCGAGAGGACCGGTGATAAGAGGGCGAATGCTGCCCAACAGCAAGAGGACAATGACGCCCTTGCAGAAATCGAACAGCTAAGAAAAATGGCTGGAATCAAGTAAACAAAGTAAAGGAGAATAGAAAAATGGCAAATAAGCTATTTGAGAGCAAGTGGGCGGCAACTAAGGAAGCTCTACTGGAAGGTCTAACCGGTTCCCGCCGTGATTCGCTTGGAGTGGTTCTTGAGAACACACGCAAGCATTTAACAGAGTCTGCTTCGGCAGGCGCAACAGCAGCAGGTAACATTGCTACCCTAAACAAGGTAATGCTACCTCTAATCCGTCGTGTTATGCCGACAGTTATCGCTAACGAAATTCTAGGTGTGCAGCCTATGACCGGCCCAGTTGGTCAGATTCACACACTTCGTGTTCGTTATGCTGATACTGCCGCAGGTGTAGCAGCAGGTACAGAAGCACTAGGTCCGTTCGACATTGCTAAGGCATACGCAGGTAACGAGAACGCAGGTGCACCTGCAGCAGCTGGCACAGCGTCGCTAGAAGGTACCCCAGGTAACCGCCTAAGCATCCAGATCCTCAAGGAAACAGTAGAAGCCAAGACGCGTAAGCTATCGGCACGCTGGACATTTGAGGCAGCACAGGACGCTTCTGCAGTTCACGGTATCGACATCGAGGCTGAGATCATGCAAGCACTAGCACAGGAAATCACTGTTGAAATTGACCAGGAGATGCTAAACAATCTTCGCGTACTAGCAGGTCCGGCTCCAACTACATTCGACCAGAGTGCAGTTTCCGGTACAGCAACATACGTTGGTGATGAGCACGCTGCTCTAGCAATCATGATCAACCAGCAGTCGAACCTAGTTGCAGCTCGCACACGTCGTGGTGCAGCTAACTGGTGTGTTGTTTCCCCGAACACCCTAACAATTCTACAAAGCGCAACGACATCGTCGTTCGCACGTACAACTGAGGGTACATTCGAGGCACCAACAAACACAAAGCTAGTTGGTGTTCTAAACGGCAGCATGAAGGTCTACGTTGACCAGTATGCAGCTGATAACACAGCAGTTCTACTAGGCTATAAGGGCCCAACAGAGACAGATGCAGCGGCATTCTACTGCCCATACATCCCTCTAATGAGCACAGGTCCAGTAATGGATCCGTCGACCTTCGAGCCAGTAGTAAGCTTCATGACACGTTACGGCTACCAGGAGCTATCCAACACGGCTAACTCCCTAGGTAACGCAGCTGACTACCTATCGCAGGTTGGTATCAACACAGCAACACTATCGTTCTTCTAAGAAGAAGTTAGTAGGCAAAGCAAAGGAGAGAGGGGAATTCGTTCCCCTCTCTTTTTATGCGATAAATATATGCTGTGAGCGACATAGTATCTACATCAAATTACCAAAATAATTCTACCTCATCTACACAGATAGTTGATTTGCCGTCTAGTCTAGTAAGCGGAAATCTTCTATTCTTACTTCTTCGTGTTGCAGAAAGCAGAACAATTACAAACGATTTTGTTAGTGACGGATGGACTATCATAGGAGAACGCGAAGTAAGTGGTGGATTCTATGTTCTAGCAAAAATTATTGACGGAAGCGAAGGAAGCGCGTATGAAGTGACGATCGGTGGCGGTCAATCACGTATAACGACCATAGGTGTGCAATTATCTGGTCACGGGGGACTTGATGATATCGCATTAGTCATCGCGGATGCCGACACACTCGACCCTCCAGAAGTCACAGCGAGCTGGGGCGCATCCCCAGAAAATAGATTTTTTGCTATTTTATCCCTTGAGAAAACAAATCGTACAACAACAACATACCCGGACAATTACGATGGATTGATTGTATCTGCGAATGCTTCAAATACGGCAGGAACACATACACGGACCGAATTGCTGACTAGGGTTCTAGATGCATCTTCTGATAACCCGACTACTTTTGAGCTTTCCGGGTCCCATCTAGGAGAAAAATATGCAGCTACATTGGTGTTTGGGCCGCCCGACGCAAGCCCTGTAGGCAAGACTAAGATAAGTGGGCAAATAAAGATTAACGGAACTATAATTATAAGATAGTTGTTATCGGTGCTGCCCGAGAATAATTTCTAAAAGGGCTAAGGCTTTCTGCGTACCGAAGCTGGAACGGGCACCTTGATGTAACGGCGAAGGCCACTCACCAAGCTTCACCCAACAGTATCCAACAGCCTCGTGATTGATTTGCGGGACGAACTCATCTTGCACGACACAAACGAATGTGTAATAACGGAAATGCTTGTCGCGGCTTTCGTAAATATCGAACGGGTAAATCTTGCTAATCTCCGGAACAAAGCCGACCTCTTCTTCTATCTCGCGAAGAAGGCAGTCCTTCGGCGTCTCATCACCTTCAACCATGCCTCCCCATAGGCTCCATTGATTACGATGCGTCTTATGAGGCGAGCGAAGATTGAATAACACTCGCCCAGTCTTTGCCGACAGGAAGATGGTTCCCGCCCCGGTTTTCTGCTCACTCATATCTTATTGTTCGATGCGCCAATACCCCGGCATGTATTCGCCAAGGTAAGTGTAAATCCACTCACCGCTCTCATACCGATAATGCTGACCGTCTTCCATGTTGCGAACATACGATACACCGTTTGCGGCACTAGCGTCAAAGCTGACAAACCAGTTCGTGCCGTTGTATTCGATAATGTCGTTTTCCCAAGCATTTACGATGCCCCAAGGGTTTGTGCCTGTACTTTGCGGTATAAGCGGTTCTTCACCCATTGTAACACCTTTCGTGTCAAGAAGCAAGTATCGCTGTCCAGGTGCGGCAGCAGGTAGTCCCTTGCCCGGATATGTCTTCGTAGGGTCGATGATAGCCGTGACAGGTCCGCTCGGAATGGTCATCGGCAGCGTATCGACATCAACACGGAAGATCGCTTTGTTCGGTGCGTTTTCATCAATCTCAAGCGACCCTAAAATATCACCGCCGGTGCTTTCGATATCGTTGCCAGTCTTTAGGCGGAGCTTCGTTGTCTCAGGATCAATGCGACCGTAAATCGCAAATAACGACTCCCAGCTTAGATTGGTATCGGATAAACCGCCTCCCGTAAGAAGCTCAATCTCACTTGAAAGATTATCGATAGCAGATACTTGAATACGGTGATTGCCAGGTGTAACAATGATTTGGTCGAGCTCTTGAAAGCAACTACGCAGCGGATCATATACACGGTCAATGTCTGCTTCATCAAGCGAAGCATCAAAGAATGTAACATTGATTTGTTCGATAATGCGCTGGCGTGTAATCTTAGCAGGCGGACTGAGCCAAATAGGTACACGGAACGACAAGGTCATTATATCAATCGGATTATCTGTGCCTACAGGAATAGAACGACTTGTCCATTGTACGCCTGTCATTTCAACTTCTGTAATGGTACTCCAATCAATCGGATTGTCGTGCGTTTGTAGCTGAACACTCGGATTGAAGATGTATCCAATCTGTTCAAAAATCTGCATTTTATCGGTTGTGGTAGTTGTCCATACATCAAGATTCATAGCCATATCGTACGGTACTGGCATATAGCTCTCAACCGTGTAACGATTGCCAATCTCAGTCGTGTATTCGCCTGTCTCGGCATTATACTGGCGCTCAAGAATACGCTGTTTTCCTACGTTCATTGTATCGCGTCGCTGCTTAGGTGCCATTTCTATGCCGGTAATATAACCAGCCATAGCCGGTGCCATCTGCGCAACGTTCTGAGAATTATCACGAAGAATCTGTGCGACCTGTCGGCTCATATCACCGTAGCGAATCGGGATGCGCTTCTGTAAGCGAACACCATTCTCGTCGGGAGGTAGCTCAATCTTGAAGTCCGCAAAGCATCTTAGGAACTGTAAGATGTATCTCCGTATTTGTTGATCGTAGAAAAAATCAGGCATTACTCACTCCATTATGCCGCAGGGTTAGGTGCGTATGCTTTGAACACCGTTAGCGTGGTGCGATAGATTGCAATATCGCCGCCTGTAGGTTCGACATAGAATGCCCCACCGTTGGTGGCAAAATCTGCACCTGAGAATACAGGGATGACATAGTTGAAACTTTCTGTATTAGACAACCCAGTACCCTTAGCGAATAAG